ACCAATCAAACAGAGTTAAAGAATTCATGAACTATCAGCTCATGGATGTGATGAAGGAGTATGAACCCGAGTTCGATCAAATGCTTTTTTATCTCCCTCTTGCCGGCTCTGCGTTCAAGAAAGTTTATTACGATGAACTACTTGGCAGAGCCGTGTCTAAATTTGTACCGGCCGATGATTTAGTTGTTCCATACACTGCAACTTCTTTAGAAGATGCTGAGTCTGTTATTCATGTTATAAAAATGTCAGAGAACGATATTAGAAAAAAACAAGTATCTGGTTTTTATAAAGACATAGAATTATCTCAAGCTTATGACCAAGAAACAGAAGTAGAGAAAAAAGAAAGAGAACTAGAAGGTGTTAAGAAAACTAGAGATGAAGATATTTATTCTGTTTTAGAAGTACATACTGATTTAGATTTAGAAGGTTTTGAAGATAAAGATTCAGATGGTGAGCCTACAGGAATTAAACTTCCATACATTGTTACCATTGAAATGGG